ATATCAGTTACGCAAGTGCTACAGTTGTTACAGTTGTTGCTCCAGTTGCTGAAGTAACAGTGATAACATCCATTTCATGCGTTCCACCTACACCAATAGAACAAAGGATTACATCTCCTATGCTTAATTCTTGGAATGATAGATTAAAGTAACCAGAAGCAACTACTGTTGATTTGGCATCTCCGTCAGTATAAAAAAACAGTGAGTTTTCACTTCCTGCCTGGGAGATTTTTTTAATTGGGTTTGCTAATGCATATGCCATAAATATTCTCCTTTCCTATTCTGTACAGAGCTGTACTCTAGCTCCATCGCCATCAATTAAAACTGAACCCATGCTTAACATAGAAGTAACAAGGTGTGCTACTTTTTCAGGAATGTAATTCAATTCAGTTCTCACATCAGTACCAACACCTAAACCACAAGATGACTTATGCCATGCTAGAGTTTTTCTGTCGTTACCAGTTTTAGTTAAACCAGAGTGAGTAAAGATTAAGAATCCCATCCATCTTTTAGCAGTTTGTTCTCCACTTAAAAATGGAAGATCAGCTGGACCAACATATTCTTGATTAGAAAATTGATCAACTGCTAATAGTTCTCCATATTGGGTTGGACCTAATGCCCAGTATCTTTGGTTGTCATCAGGAACATCATTGTTTCCGAAAACAGTTTGCATGTTTTGAGCTTTAATCAAAGTCATGCCAGTTGCAGAAGCAGAGCCACCAAATGAGACATTTGCTGCTATAGAAGTTGCAGCAGTAATAATATCAATAATGATTGAGTCAGTCTTTCTACCTAATGCATAAGCTGCATTTTTAGCAAGAATCCCTCTTTCGTCGATATTAGTTTTAAGCTCATCCAGTTTATCAACATAATCAGCTGCATAAAAGTCGCTTAAAGAAGCAGACACATTACTGTGTGCACTGTTCATAGCTACTACTTCAGCATGTCTTGCTTTTGTAGTTGCAGAACCTTTAGCTAGTTTTTGAAAAGTAACTGTTGAACCAGTAACTCCATTAATATTTCTAACTAAATTCTTCATTTTTGACCCCATGCGTTGATATGCCATGTGGACTTCAGCTTCAAATTGCGTAATAAATGCGTTAGTTATTGAACTAGCCATAATATTATCCTTTCAATTTAAAGTTTGTTTCGCTTGTCTTTTATGTATTCCTTGTGTTGTCCATAGATATCATAGGCACAAATACCCACAAAAAAGGGCTTGTGTATTCTATCTCATAAAATTTATTTTAATTCAACGCACATTCTTAAGTTTTTCAACTAATATTTTTAAAAGTATAGGGTTTTCTTTAAGTGCTGCTACTAAACCATTAGAAAGTGCATTGATAACTACTTCTTCTTTATTTTCTTCATCTAAAGGTTGTCCTGATTGTGTTAAATTATAATAGTATGCTATTGCATGAAGTACCTCATGTATTAAAGTACATGAATAATCTAAATTAGATAAATCCTCCTGAATCGTAATAGAATTTTTCCTATGATCAAATTCTCCATATGAATCAGAAGGTTTAGAAAATGTTGCTTTATCTTTTTCTACAAGAACATCTTGATAACTTATTTTAAGATTAAACTTTTGCTGGAGTAGTTCCGTATTTTTTTTCATATAAAGCTGTAACTCTATTTACATATGCTGGGTCTCTTCTTGCGTCATCCCAATAACGAGCATCTCTCATCATAGATCGTAAATCATCTTCACTAGCATTTACATCAATAGCAGTATCAGAACTAGGAATAGAAGAATCTTTTGTTAATCCCATTATTTCTTCTAAAACCTTAACATTATCAGCACTTGTTGCAATGTTTGTAACAGAATTATATGCAGTTTGAGAAAGATTTTTCTTTGCCCATAAGTCTACTGCTTCTATTCTAGCTTTACCATTATCGCCTAACTCAGCTATTTGATCTTCTTGATTAGGTATATCAGCTACAGCATTATCAACAAATGCTTTAATTCCATCATTAAAATCATCTTGTGATAATCCTTTTGATTTAGAAAATTCTTGCCACCATTGAACCATAGGTACATCAGAGCTTAAATTAACATCTATATTTTCAGGAAGTTCAGGAGTAGGAAGTTCATATGATTCAGGTACTTTACCTAATCTTTCCTTTTCATAATCTTCACGAATAGATTTTGTTAATTCTTCTGTTCGTTGTCCTAGTTTAGATTCTAATGCTTTATAAGAAGAACCTAATGCTTCAATATTAACTTCTCCTCTGTCAGTATCCCAAAATTTTTCTGATATATATTCTGGTCTACTTGCTTGTTCTTGTTGTTGTTCTTGTGGTTGCCCATTATCTTCAGCCATTGTTTTCTTTTCCTTTGTTTATTCTGTTTTGTATTATTGCATATAAAAATTTTGAACCTTCCATATGAAATAATTGATTGGTTTCTATATTTGGACCACTTACTGAATCTACAGTAATTGATTTTAAATGTGCTAAAACTTCTTTACCAGCATCACTAGAAAAAACAGAAGCATATAATTTATTAATTTTATTTTCTTCAACCGAAATTTCTTTTGGTTTTTTTTTATCCTTGAGGCTGTTCCAACTCATTTGCACCCATATTACCTTGTTGTTGCATATTTTGCAACTGATTTACTAATTCTTGTTGTTCAGCTGGGTCACGAATTAATTTTTCAGGTAAGTTCATTTTTTCAGCTAAATACTTAGCTACTTCATCTTGTTTAACTATCATGTTCAACATTTGTGGACCAAATGTCATAGCAATAATTTCATTAAATCTACTTACATCTGCTACATCTTGTTGATGTTGTGCTTTAGCTAATGGAGAACGAGGTACTACTTTTACTTCTTTTCCATCTACACTAGGAATATCTATTCTACCTTGTTTAGATAATATTCTAATTACTCTACGAAGTAATGGAGTTACAAACTCAGACTGTAATCTACCAAATGAAGAACCTATTTGTCTTGATAGGTCTGCCATTCTTTCTGCAACTTCTGTAGCTGACATTGGTGTACCTTCTGGTCTACCTAAAGTTTCCATGTATAGAGCTTTTTTAATATTTGTTCTCATGTCAGATAATATTAATTGAGCTACATTAAAATCTCCAGCTCCATTTAAAGGAACTAAACCTCTACTGCCTGGTGATACTGGAATTAGACTACCGGGAACAAGTTGAATATTATCAGGATTAATTACACCATCATCTTCAAAAGTATAAATACCACTAATTGACATCTGTGCATTTTGTAAAATCATTTCTACAGTTAAGTTAGTAGTTTTAATTGCAGCCATTGCATTAAAGATTGGTCCTCTGCCATAAACTTCGCCACTTGCTTTGTTCCATCTAAATACTAAATATGGATTAGAAGCATTACCTTTTAATTCTTTTTCTTCTATCATTATTTTTTCTTTAGGAAGTACAACACAGTATTTATATTTTTCTACATTAGGTTCATCATACAAACGCATAACACCTTCAACAACAGTACATTTTGTTTTTGTATGTCTAACCTTATTCATTAATTCAAAAGGTATATTTCCTTTAGGATAGATTGATTGTAAATCTTCATAATCAACATATCGTGTTCTATAAATTTGATCTATTCTATTATCTGGTCCTGAGTTTAAAGTTATGCGTGGTAAAGGTATTGCATTAAATTTAATTGGATTAATTGCATCTCCTTCTTCTACTAATAAACATCCAGTACCTACAGCTAAGTCCATAAAACATTCATGTACTTCTGTATTAAAATTACTATTTTGTAATATTTCAAATACATAACTAGTTATTGCATCTAACTGTTCATTTATTTGTGGTTTTAAATCATCTGGTATTTCAGTTCCAGCTTCAAAATCTGCCCATCTTGCAAAAGTAGGTGTCATACCAGCTTGTAATCTACTAGCAAATTCTTGTATTCCTACTACTGCTGTTTCATCAAATATTTTATCAGTTCTTCTTTCGCCTGGTGTTTCTTCATAAAAAGATTCTCTTTGAGGTAAACAATATTCATATGCTTCTTCAAATTTATCTTTCCAATAATCTTTTATTCCTTCTGCTTTTTTAAATCTTTTCAAAAAAGTAGCTACACTATTTCCAGTATCTCCAACATTAGGAGTTATATCAGGCATTTCATAAGACATTAAACCATACTCCCAGTAATTGTTTGATTAGTTTTTGTAAATAATGATCTAGCACTAGCTATATTATCTGCTGCATTATTAGCATTTTTCTTTTTAAATTTGTTTGTAGTAACTATTTCTTTTTCATTATAAGTATCTGTATTTGTATCTACTACTTGATCTGCATTAGATACTATATCTGTTTTATTATTTTGAGATGATTGTATTCCTGAACTAGACATAGTTGAATAAAATTTTTTTAAATAATTATCATAAGTATTACTAGGTCTATTAGTATATGCAAAAGCAGTACCAGCTAAAGGCATCCCCAATATAGCAGCTCCACCTAAAAAAAGACTTTGTGTTCTTTTTTGTGATTCAAACA